GTCATCGAAGAGACCGCGCATGACTTCTTGGCAACATCTAGAACCATCGGCCTCGAGCATAACGGGCGGCTTGATGCTCAGGTAGTTGAGAGCTGGGTTCAGCCCTACCCCAGCGCCGATGACTACAAGGCAGCCATGGCAGGCGAGCCGCACAAGGCCAACCGTGTGCTGTTTGGAGACGATGTCGTCCATTCGGGCTCTTGGATTCTCGGCGTGAAGCTCGAGCCCGAAGCGTGGGCGAAAGTGCAAGAGGAGGAGCTAAACGCGTTCTCAATCGGTGGATTCGGCCAGCGCGAAGAGATGACCGAAGACGAGATGCCAGAGGTGGAATTCATAGATGCTAAATAATGCTTGACGATAATAAATAAAATAAAGATAATAAACCCACAGCCGAGACCAGGCTGACCAGCCCGAGACCAGGGCGCCATTCCAAAAAATCGAAATGAGGTGCGCAATGACGAAGCGCCGCATCACCTCGCTTAAAGACGTGAAGACCCTCGAGGTCTCACTGGTTGAGCGCGGTGCCAATTTGAAACGACGCTTTCCGGTGATGAAGGCAAGAGGTGACCAGATGGATGAAGTCTTGGTTGAAGTGCTCAAGGCTGAAGGCTCAAGTGAAGCCGTGGATAAGCTCGAGAGCATTTTAAAGATGGAGCATATGCCAGCAGATGCCAAAGCGGCAATCATGGCAGCGATGAAACTGCTTGAAGCATATTCGGACATGATGCCAGTTGGCGAGGCGCTCAGCGCGCTCGGCAGGGCTTCGGGTGCCAAAGGTATGCACGAAGACAAGAAAGAAAAAGCCGAGCACGAAGACAAAAAGGAAAAGGGCGGCCACGAAGAGGACGAAAAAGAGAAGGCCATGGAAGAAGTGGAGAAGCCTTATCATAAAGAGAAGAAAGAGGATGATGACCTCAAGAAATCTCTGGAGACTCTGCCCCCTGCTGCTCGCCAAGCTATCGACGCCATCTGGAAGGCCAAGGAAGAGCTGACGGAAAAGAGCGAGAAGCTCGAGAAGCAGTTAGGCGAGGAGATCGCCAAGCGTGCGCGGCGTGAGTATCTCGCCAAGGCAGAACAGACGCTTTGCAACATTCCAGGCCATAGCCTTGATGAGGTGGTGGACTTGATGATTGCAGTGAAGGCGACTGATAGCGGCCTAGGTGAGCGCGTAGAGAAAGCCCTCGAGGCTTCCAGCGCAGCGCTCCAGGGCGGTGCTCTGCTTGTTGAGGCTGGGCGCTCAGTGCCGGATATGTCCGGCGGTGACCCATGGGCCAAGATTCAGCGAATCGCAAAATCGGAAGTCGAGAAGTCGGGGGGCTCCCTCAGCATGCCGCAGGCGATTGCAAAAACAATTCAAACAAACCCAGCGCTCTATCAGGCTTACAACCAAGAGCGTCAAAACGGAGGGCGCTGATTATGGCGTTTGAACAAAGCAAACTGACCATCACGCTCGAGGCGGGCGCTGACTTGTCAGCCAAGCAATATTATTTCGTAGCGGTCGATACCAACGGTAAGGCGGTTTTAACCGGCGACGATGGAAACCCCATCGGCGTTCTGCAAAACAAGCCAACCGCAGGCCAAGCGGCGAGCGTGTGCGTCTACGGCGTGACCAAGCTCTATATTGGCACAGAGTCGGGCTTAGGCGCGGGCTACAACGTCGGGTGTGACTCGAACTCAGCGGGCAAGGTTTCCGATACCGGGTCTTTCCGCATGGGTGTTGCGCTCGAAGATCCAACCGCTGATGGGGATATCGTTTCCATCCTTCTCCAGAAAAACGGCAAGCAGGCGTAAGGAGTAAACGATGCCTATTACTACTTCAGAAGTTCATGTTGACCAAGCTTTGACCAACATTAGTTTGGCGTACGCGCAAGAGCAGACGGCTTTTATCGCTGATAAGATTTTTGGCCGTGTGAGCGTCGACAAGCTTTCTAATAAATTCCATGTATTCTCAAAATCGGACTACCTAAGAGGTGTTGCCGAGATGAGAGCCCCAGGCTCGCCAACGGCTGGTGCTAACTTTACGCTAAGTCAGCAAACCTACTCTTGCGACCAGTTCGGCGTCCATATGGACGTTGACGATTTGGTTCAAGCTAACTCAGATGCAGGTGTCAACATTCTTACGAGTGCAGCAACCTATGTCACTGAAAAGCTTCTCCAGAAGCGGGACCAAGAGTTTGCGGCGGCGGCTTTCACCACCGGCACATGGACCGGATCTTCTACGGGTACCGATATCGGCGTAGGCACAGGCATTGCGACTGCTTGGAGCGCTTCGGGTGGTACGCCAATCAAGGACATCCAGACCCAACAAGATGCGGTCTATTCCAAGACTGGTCGCAAACCTAACGTTCTCGTTTTGGGACGCGACGTGTTTACATCGCTCCGTGATAGCGACGATATATTGGATAGGGTCAAATTCACTCAGCGGGGTGTTGTAACCACCGATCTACTCGCGGCGCTTTTTGACGTTGACGAAGTATTGGTTGCGGGCTCAATCGTTAACACGGCAAACGAAGGCGCGACTGCAAGCTTTAGCTATGTCTTCGACCCTGATGATGCTCTGTTGGTTTACCGTCCCCCGAATCCGGGTCTTATGACTCCGGCTGGTGGGTACATGTTTGAGTTTGAGCCAATCCGTGCGCTTCGGTATCGCATGGACCAGAATCACTCAGAGCGCATCGAGGCGGTTAGCACCTTTGACTTCAAGGTGACCGGCGCAGATCTCGGCGTGTTCTTCAATGAGTGCGTAGCATAATGATTTTCCCCACGCGGGATATCACGACCAACGAGGGCAAGGTAGCGGCATGGACGCCGCTACCTGACGCCCAAAGTTGGCCGGCGTTTCGGCGAATGATTGCATCGGGTACGCTTGTAGAGGTGCCCGACCATTTGCTAGCCGCTGACCTAAAGCCAAAGCGCAAACGCGGGAGACCTCGCAAAAGGGTTGAGTAATGAGCTGGTCATATTCGGACAGTCTAAGCACAGACCGGGACCGGCTCCGATTTCGAATCGGCGATGTCGATACGAACGACCAACTCTTGAGCAACGAGACGCTGGACGCTCTGCTTACGACGCGGCCAGACCCGACACTTGCGGCCATTGATGCCATTGAGGGCATTCTGGCTAAATTTGCTCGAGAGATTGACCGGGGATCCTTAGGTCTTGGCGGCTCCCGCTCGCAGAAGACCCAGTTTTACCGGGACCTACTCAAAGAGCTCAGGGCCGAGGCTGCTCGAGGTGATACCGGGGCGTTTTTCGGCGGTGGCTCTGTGTCTGGAAAAGAGACAATCCAGGAAGACGAAGACAAGCCATTGACCCCCTTTCGGCTCAATCAATTTGATAACCTGGATGATTGACGATGGCCGAGCCCTTCAAAGTCGAGGCTGATGATTCAATCAGAGAATTTGCCCGCAAGTTTTCCAGCGAGCTAGGCCCGGCGCTTACCATGGGGATGCTGCGAGCAGCTCAACAGGTTCAAGGCTCGGTCAATGAGGTGGTGGGCTTGCGGCTCAACAAGTACGGCAGAGCCAAGGGCAGACTGGCCAATAGTTTCACCCCAGGTCCGCTCAAAACATCGGCCAATAAATTTGTTATTGATGTTACATCAACCGTACCTTACTCGCTGATTCACCACTATGGCGGAGTGATTAGACCGCGCAGGGTCAAAGCTTTGGCGGTGCCGAATTACAGTTACAGCCCCATCATCCGAAACAATGCCGCGATTGCTCCGAGGGAGTTTGACCCCGGGCGAACTAAACTCAAGTTCTTTCCACCAGTGAGCACGGCCCCAGGCAGATTGCGCGGCTATCTTGTAGACAAAAACAGCGGCGAGCTTGCTTATACCTTGATGGCCTTCGTTAAAATTAAGCCGACAAATTACCTGGGAGAGGCAGTAGAGCTCGCGCTTCCAAATATCAAAGACGAAATTGAAAGCGTGATGAAGGCGGCCAAAGAGGCAGCGGCGAGGGCTACCTGATGGGGACACCAGCACGCAAACTCATCTTGGATAATCTCCAGACAACCTTTGAGGGGGTTACCACCGGCAACGGGTTTAAGACCTCGGTTGATACGGTGCAGGCTTTGGCCCGGGGATACTTCGACGTAAAGAGCGGGGAGCGGCCTTTCATCGGATACGTGCCCGGGGTTGAGACGGTGCAGCACCAGCCCGGTGGCAATATTTATTGCAGCATGGCGGTTTCGGTGATTGGCCATGTCTCGGGCACTACGCTTGCAGACCGACAGACCAAGCTAAACAATCTGGTAGACGATTTGATTGCAGCTCTTAACACGGACACAACTCGAGGCAGCAACGCAATCAGCACAACTATTTCTCAATATGAAACAGACGAGGGCGACCCAGACGCGCACGGGGATGGTTCAGTGTTAATGCAGGTGCAGATCAAGTATCTGCGCAGCACGGCATCAAGTTAGGGGATAACATGCGAATCAGGCTAATCAGCGAAACACCTATCAGGATTGACGACAAGCCCATTCAACCGGGCGACGTGGTAGAGTTTCCCTCAGAGATTGCAAAAGCATTGATTGACGGTGGGCGCTTTGAGACAGCGGAGCCGAAGCCGAAGCGCAAAAAGAAACAAGACGAAACACAAAGCGAGGAGAGCTGACTCATGGGAGCATCAACAGATCACGCATTAGGCCGCAATCTAAAATTTTTCTGCAAGAAAGAAAGCGCAGCGGGTGGGGCATATGGCACAGCGTCGCAAGAGGCTTTGGCCGGCGGTGACGCCGCTAAGGTGCTTGCATCATCCATCGAGTTTACCGTAACACGTAGCGACCGCATGGATTCTCGAGCGAGCCGCTCAGTGCTCGAGCGCATCACGGGCAAGCAAGAGGTAAGCTTTAGTTGTGAAAGCTATCTTCTGCCAGCGGGTAGCACGACGGCCCCCGACATTGACCCGCTGATCGAGGCGGCGATGGGTGGCACGTTTGGCGCGAGTACATCCAACACGTACAAGCTCAGCGACACCAACGCTCTGCCAACTTGCAGAATCGCCCGCACAGCGAACGGCGTATTCCGAGAGGACCTCTTTGGTGCATACGTCGAAGAGATGAGCATCTCGGCCAGTGGTGGTGAAGAGCCTCGGATGAGTTTTAGCGGTGGAGCTTTTAACTACGCGCTGACTGGCACAGGCACAAGCCACGGGTCCTCATCCGTGACTAGCACATCGGTCCCGCTCGTGACAGGCGACGGTGTAAATTTCATGGTTGGCTCTTGCATTGATATTAATGGAGACTCGGCTATTGTCACGGCGAAAGCCGCAGCCGATACATTGACCGTCACCAGTGGAACGTACTCCAACAACGAAGCAATCACACCAGATACCTATACAGAGTCAACAGCGGCAACTAGCCCCGTCAACGGCATTAGCGGCAGCCTTACACTTAACAGTGTAACACTGCCGATTACCGCCTTTGACATGACCTTGACGAACAACATCAAGCCGCTATCAGATGAAGCTTTTGAAAAAGGGACCAGTGATTTTGTGGCGGGTATACGATCGGTCACTGGCACCGTGACGGTCAGAGCACGAAAGGACTTTATCAAATCGCTAGCCCAAAGATACGTACAGCTCACGGCATCCGGTGACCCAACATTCTCGAGCGTGCCTATCGTGGTTACGCTTGGCGGGGTAGCGTCTAAAAAGGTAGTGATCACCATGTCAACTTGCGAGCTAGACTTCGGAGCCATTGACGTACCGGAGGCAGAAGAAGCAATTTTAAACATTCCGTTCACATCGCTGGGCAATAGCGGCGGGGATGAGCTGACGCTTGCTTGGAACCAGTCGTGATATCAAAACTAAAAAGGGAAAAACATGGAAGCAAGAGAAGAGGATTTGCGTGAGTACGTCCCAGAGTGGAACGGCAACCGAGACAAGCCAGAGGCTGAACAGATGAGCGTAGAGCTCGCACCGATGACCGGCGGCGAGCTTAGGGCAGCGCAAAGGGCAGCGCTCGGCAGAGATGGCAAGGTGAGCCTTAAGAGCGCAGAGGCGGCCATTGAGCGCATCATTAAAGCTCGAGTGGTTCGGCTCCATCAATGCGAGGATATTCTGGGGCAGCCTATCGAGACTGGGGAGGCATTGTGGGAACGCGCAGAGCAGAGCCTTATAGATGAGTGCTATGCGGCGCTCACGGAAGTTTCTACGCTCTCGGAGGGGATGCGAAAAAAATAGAGCTGGCTGCTCGGTTTTTCTCGAGCGGCCATAAGGCTTTAGGTTGGGGGTGCTCAAAGTGCAAAGGCCCAGAGGCAGCGGATGGGGATGAGTTCAGGGATGCGCGAAATTGTGACGAAGAAAAGAGCGCCAATCTGGCCTTTGAGTTTGCCCCCAGCCTTCGGCGTTGCCCGTGGTCTGAGCTTGATGGGCACTCTATTCTGCACGTTAAGTGGTTTAGTGATTGGCGGGACTATCGCATACTTCCTTACGGTGGCAGGCGGTTAGATGAGGAGCCTGCTTTCGTTTATGAGGCGATTGATTTGGTGGCGCAGACGATCAAGCAGGTGGAACTAGAGAGGGCGAAAAAGCAGAAGGCAGAGATGGAGCGGCAAGCAAAGAGGGCAAGAAATGGCAGACGTTGAAGCTAAAATTGAGATAACCGCCGAGGATAATGCCAGCGGAGAGATCGAGGGAGTCGGCAAGAAATCAAACCGGGCGCTCGCTGCTGTCAAAAAATTCGGAAAAGCGGGCGCATCGGCTTTCAAAGGTTTTGCAATCGCGGCGGCAGGTATCAACCAGGCGCTTGAGGTTTTTTCAAAATTCAAAGAGATGGCTGGCGCGGCTGTAGAGAAAGCGCTCGAGTTTCGTTCTGCTAACGATCCGCTTGTTCAAAGCTTTGGCCAAATCAAAGACTCTGTGAACTCACTGATTGCCCGAATGGGTGATGTTCTGCTCAATGTCTTTGTTGCGCTCGGTAATCAATTTGCACCGCTCATCCAAAGAGCGCGGGATTTCTTAGCAGCCAACCAGCAAATACTAGCCATTGGCTTAGTTGAGTTTTTTCAGAAAATGGCAATCAGCATCACACAGGGTGTTGCGGGTGCTTTCAATCTCGCTCGGGACGTTTCGACAAAATTTAAGCAAGGATTGATCGCGGTAACGGCGGCCTTTCTCAAGTTCGCGTCGCTCTTTTCGGATGAGTATAAACCGGCGCTTGTTGAGGCCCAGAAAGAATTCGCCAAGCTCGGCAGAGAGCAAGAGGATTTCGAGGCGCGCACCAACGCAATATCTACAGCGGTGCAAGAGGGAATCGGCAAGGTTTCGGTGGGCGCAATCAAGGCACTCGGCACCGCAACCGCCGGCCTTAACAAGCCCTACGAGAAGCTCGTGGCAACGCAGGAAAAACAGAAGGCGCACCTGCAAACTATCGCCACGCTCGAGGAGCGGATACAGGCGGGCATCGAAGAGACGGCAGCCGCAAACCTTCAGCGCCGGATTGACTTGACTAACTCGCTTATCGAAGCGCAAGAGCAGCAGGCCCAGGCAGCAGCAGAGCGGACCCAAGAGCAGGTTGACGCGGCGGTAACCGGCGCGGATGCCATCGGCTCGGCCTTCGTTAGCGCGTTTGGTGCAGCAGAGGAAGGTCAGAGCCGCTTTGGTGCAGCCATGAAAGCGGCGAGCGCATCCGCTATCGATATTGCGCTTGAGACCATGCAGAAGCAAGTTATGGCAAGCGCGGCCACTGGTGCAGCGAGCGCGGCAGCATCGTTTGGCTTTGCTGGTCCGGTGGTGGCATCGGCAGCAGCGGCGGCAATGTTTGGCCTGATTCGCGGGTTTATCCAGATGGGGTTTGAAGGCATGCAGGACGGCGGCTTAGTGACCGGCGGGGTGCAGGGCCGGGATTCCGTCCCAACGATGCTACAGCCTGGCGAGTTTGTGTTGACCAAAGAGCAGACCGATAGCCTGCGGCGTGGCGGTGGTGGCGGCCTTGGCTCTCAGATTGTGAACATAGAGCTCAACTCGACGATGCCGCAGAGCCGGGCAGAAATTAAGCGCTTTGTTCGTCAAAACGTGGTGCCCGCTCTTCGAGACCTCAAAGCGCAAGGGATGTTCTGATGGCCTATTCTGCGGCAGCGCTGACCAGCGCAGAGACTACCGGCTTTAACAACGATAAGCCCATGTTTGTGGTGCAGCAGGCGGGCACCGCTTCGGATGCTCATTTCACATCTGACGGCGAGCACGTAGACACAGACAAGACAGACTCGAGCTTTCCAGCGGCCCGCGCCTATGATGACCTCGGGAGCCTGTTAACCAAGTACGCCAGCGCCAGCGCCTCGGACTCGACAAAGTACTATAACTTCTATTTCGCAACCGGAATAACCTTTGACACCATTATACTACTCGGCCACAACTTCAACAGCCTCAGCCTGACCACGGCGGCTATTGAGATTGCAGACAGCGAGGATTTCTCTTCGAATCAGAAGCGCATTGCAGCCTTTACGATATCCGGGGGCTCTGCTGATTCGAGATATGCAATCTTCAATCTCAACTCCGAGAGCGGCGGGACAGCCTACAGCTCGAGCGGCACCGCTCAGAGATATTCGAATGTTCAATATGTGCGGCTAAAGCTCACCAAGTCATCAGGCTCGTACATTCCAGAGGTGGGTGAGATTATTTTGGGCAGGCGATACCAGCTCCAGCGAAATCCAGACTTGCCATACAATAACAAGAATGAGCAGAGCCTGGTCAGTGACTACGTGAGCAATTCAGGAATCACGAAGCGCTACACGTTTTACAGAGGCCAAGCGGTGCGCGCTTTCCAAGCGTCTATTTCTGCATCGGCTGAAATCACGGTCATTGATGATTGGTTCAACGATATCAATGAAGGGACGCGGCCCTTTGTCTATGTCGAGACGCCATCGAGCAGCCCGAAAAGTCAGCTGATGATTTTGGATGATGCGGGGCTAAATTTCCCGCTGGTGGGACCCACCGAGCGGCGGCTTGCTTTCGGCATGACAGAACAGCCCCCATTTCTCTCGAGGGAATAGATGGCCTTTACGCTCAACGCTAATTTCATCAAAGCCATGGCCCGGGCCACCGTTGAGCCCGTAGTGCACTGCTCCATTGCCTTGAGCGGTACCACTATGGACTTCCACAACTCGCCAGAGGCGCTAGATAGCACCGTAACGGGCGATCCTGTCTTGGGCGAGGTAACATCCGTATCCCAATCAGTGGACCCCGTATCGCGCAAGGTGCAGCATGGGGAGATGACTTTCACGCTTGTTGATGATGGCAAGATACGCGGCCTAGTATCCTCGCAAAGCTTCAACGAAAAAATCATCACCGTGAAGCTTGGCGAGACAGAGCTCGCGCTCTCGGATTTTGTCGGCATCTTCAAAGGGCCGATTATTTCCGTTATCCCCCAAGAGGGGCGAATCGTCATTAAGGCTCGAGCCTTTACGCATCAACTCAAAGGCGTGAAGACATACCGCACATACTTGGGCGAGCATCCTTTCGCGGTGGTCTCTCAAATGCTCCAAGATTGCGGGGTAGCATCTGGTGATATCGACACAGCATCATTCACGCCGTCAAATCACACAGATATCAGTCACTACAACTTTAGTTCAATCGCCTATTACAATACCGGATTGGGCGCACCACCAGCACTTCAGGATGGTATCGGGGTGGAGGGCTTTGACGGCAGCCCAGAGGATGCGCCCAACGCTTTCGCGTCTCAAGAAATCACTATTGAGAATTTCGTGAATGAGACAATGAGGCTAACGCGCTCAACTCTCGTGCATGACCCGGCAAGCGGTGACATCAAGATTGTACGTTATGACTCGAGCGCTTCGGTGGCCAAGCATTTTACCACCGACGAATACACTGACTTTCAACAGCTTGACCCGGCACAAGGCATCATCACTGAAGTCAAAACAGCCTTCGGCAAAATCTCAGGCACTGATCTGTTGATGCAGAGCGACAACACAGCCGCCACCAACCTAGGCGCTTCGGATTACTCGCATACGGTCAATTACCTGTCAGGCTCCTCGATGGTATTCGCAGACACTTTGACCGGCGGCGCTACTGCTCTTGCATCAATTGGAGGCGAGGGCGGAATATCCGGGACCCGGGGCGGGCTGCTTGGCAGCTCGCAGCCAGCCGATGCAAAGTTATCAGCAAGCCGCCCATTCTATGCGCTATACAAATCTGAAATCCTTAAAAGCACGACAGCCTTTACCGTAAGCACTGTTCCCACCATTCATTCAGAGCGAGACCATGACGGGGACCTAACAGGCTCTACGGTTTCCGGGCCCCTTGGCTTCAATACTACGCTGGTATCCAGGCCATTCGCGGGCACCGAGGTTGACACCGGCGGGGCTACAACCGGCGGCGACAACATAGGGGTTATTATCGACGCAACCCCAGCATTTGAGTTTGGCGAGTACGTTGTAAACAGGTTCTCGAATACATGTCCTCTGGTGTCTATACTTGTCGGGCTCGAGCACCTCAACCTAGAGATTGGCGATCTAGTCTCGATCGATAACGATCTGTTTCTCTCGACCGAGCTGGGGCTTGATGGGCTAGATTCAACCGTCAAGTTCGAGATTACCAAACGCGAAATTTTGCCGCTTGGCGATGCGATAGGTATTGAGCTTGAGCTGAGCTATGCCACCAAGTCAAGCCCGCCTAGCGTGACGATTGCGAGCAAGCCCCCAAGGGCTGTTACCAGCGACTTCGGTAGGATACCACCGGCCCAGATGATTGCGTCCCGCTCTGGCACTATGAATAGAGCTCTGATTGACAATCAAGCAAGCTCGATGGCTGTTACAGCCACAAGCGGCCTAGGCGTAAGCATTGCAGGGGGGGTTGCTGCTGCGTCGGGGCTCACGCTCTCGAGCAATGAGGCTCACGCGCTCACAATGACGGCGAGCAAGCACACCTACTTGGGCTTAAACATGATGACCGGCGGCATCATCAAGCAAGAGGTAGCCATAGGCGCAGCGGAGCCAGACCTAGCAGCGGGTGAGCTTAGACTTGCGAAGGTGGTAACCGACGGCTCATCTGTTACTAGCGTTCATGACTTGCGGCGCTTTGGTGCTATCGGAATCGAGCAGATTGACAAACAAGCCTTGCAGCCGGGGGCCAATCTGCTTTGGAATCCTGGCTTTGATGTTTGGGATGATCCAGGGCAAATGTGCCCAGGGTGGACCGTGACATCTGGGACAATCGGAACAGACCTGAAGCGATCTGGCCCTAGCGGGGTTCACTCAGGGCGATATATGCTCCGCACGATCGACACGGCCACAGTCGCAACCGTGATGACCGACAAAGTACCGATATCGGAATACAAGCCATATAGAGCCAGCGCTTGGGTCTTTCACGACAGCTCGCACGCTATCACGCTCAAAATTTTCTGGTGGGACTATGACAAATCAGCCAACAGCACGGCGAGCGCTACCGTCTACAGCGCAAGCCCCACTGATTCCGAATGGGTCAACATCAGCGGCGTGGCATCACCGCCATCGGATGCGGCTTATGCAAGTGTGGAACTGAGCCGGGCAGCTAACCCAGGGGATGAGGGCTTCTGGGACGATATCGCGCTTGCGAAAGAAAAGCCGAGCTTTGCGGCAAAGCGCACAGGCTCAAGTTTTACCGCGAGTAGCTCAGGCGATTCTATCGTGTTTAACACCGAGTTCCATGACTATGGCAGCAACTACAACAACAGCACGGGCGTATTCACAGCGCCAGAGGCTGGGACTTATGCGCTATCTTGTACGCTCAATGTAGATCCGGCATCCAACTCCCGCCTGGTCTCTTTTACGATGACCGCAAGCACAGCGGGCAATCTGTCAGTGATAAATCTCTTTGATGAGCTTAACAGCTCCAGCGCAAATAAGCGGCGGCGGTTTACGCTTGGAACAGATTCAGCGGAGCTGGCAAAAGGCGAGACTGTAAGCGTCACGGTCACCTTCACGAATAACGCGCCAGTGGTGCGGCTCAATGAGTCTTTTTTTAGTGGACGCAAAATCTCATGAGCTACCCCAAGGCTTATGATGGCGCGGGCGGGTACCCTCACAACTCGACCCGTGCACCTTCGATAATAAATAATCCCTGTACAATGTACGGAGATTAGGTCCCCTCTGGTTTACTTTTTCCCTTCCAGAGGGGGCCGCTTATGATAAGATTTTGAAGTCAGGGGGCACATGGCAGCCTATCTGATTTGACCCTGACGGGAGGAAAATGACCATGGCTACCAGAGGTACTACTGTATCCGGCAAGGCTTACACCACCAGCCAGACCGATATTCTCGAGGGGCAATGCCCCCACACCGCAAAGCGCGGCGCTGTTTTTTTCGTCTTTGCTACAACAGCGGGCACGGCAAAAGTTCACTACAAAGACCCGGGCGGCACCTACCGAGAGCTAGAGAGTCAAGCCGTCGCAGCTAACGATCTAACGGCCATTGCTTTTGGATTCCCAATTTCAGAATTCAAGTTAACCTATGTAGGCACCAGCTCGGGCGGAACGATTAACGCAGAAGGGCGGGGATTCTGATATGCCTAAGATTGTTCAAATTGGGATGGGCGGTTCTGATGTAGCTTCGCCGCCAACGGAGTTGACCACGAATCTGGACCCGGCGCTCTTGTTCGAAGATGGGACGACTGGTGCTGATTTTGTAGAGGTGGATACTACTACCTCAGCCCAGAAATTAATCCTGGCGGGTGGTGGTGCGAAAGTCGGGATCAATAATACAGACCCTGAAGCGCAAGTACACATTGTGGAAGGGACAGAATCAGGCGTTGCGCCGGAAACCGGATTCGACACGCTAGTTCTTGATAACGCGGCTGGTCCAGGGCTCACGTTTTGCAGCGGCAATAACACAAATGGCACAATTGCCTTTAGAACAGAAAACTCGGGCGGAAGCGACAGCTATGCCATGTTTATTCAGGCTCGGCAAACGAGCAGCGGCAGCAACTACATCGGTCAAATCAGGCTCATGAATGGAACGTCGGCGAATGATTTTCTTGAGCTTGAGACTGCGGGTTCGTCGAGGTTGAGGATTACGGGCCAGGGTAAAATTACGACGGGCGGTGAGACCACTTCAATGGCAGACGATGCTGGCTCGCTGCATATCTATACGGGCAACTCCGGCCAGACCGATATTTCTGGCAACGCTGACGATTTAATTGTTGAAGGCGTTGAAAACACTGGTCTGTCAATTGCGTGTCCAAATGACCATCAAGGTCAAATCGCCTTTACGGCAAACGGCACCTCAAATGACAGAGGTGCAATCACTTATCTGCATAACGGTGTGGGTGGTGGAGAGGCAATGACCTTTAAGGTCAACGACGCTGTAAGACTCAATATTTCATCTGCGGGCCTTGCCAAATTTGCCGGTGATGTCGAGGTTGAAAAAGATAGTCCTGTTTTGACACTGGATAACTCTGCGGCTAGTGACAACTCTGGCGAGCGCTCAAGCACAATTCAGTTCAATGGCGTTGCAACACGGGGTAGCGGGACTGCTACGACTCTGGGCAGCATAAGGTATCAGCATCTTGGATCGGGCACAGGTAACCGTGCAGAGTGGGTTGTTTCGGTCAACGATGCGAGCGATTCAGAGACAACTGACGATCTCAACGATCGGCTTAGAATTCTTGGCAACGACGGCACAATGCGCCTGAACGGGCGCTTTCAGACAAATGACGGGGATGCAGGCAATCCAACTCATTCGTTCACAAACTCCTCAAACTCCGGAATGTTTCACGCAGGCTCAAACAGCATAGCTTTCTCTGCCAATGGCGGTGAAAAAATGCGCATCACCAACGACGGTAAGGTCGGGATTGGTGAGGATACGCCGCTTGGCGCTGACGGCGGCTCGGTTCACATCAAAACCGCTGATTCTGGGGTTTCTGATGCTTCAAACGATTGTGACGAACTGGTTATCGAAGGATCTGGAAACAGCGGCATTTCGATTCTCAGCGGAAACAGCAGCGGTACAACGGCTTTTGGAGGTCTTGCTTTTGGAAGAGCGAGCGGTTCGTATCGGGGCGGCGTGAATTACCGGCACGGTTCCGCAAACGACTATCTACAATTTTTGACGGCTGGCGAAACAAAAGCAATAGTCGATCAGAACGGCCAGATGGGCACAGTTGGCGCTGGTTCCACTACCCTGAGCGCCATGATTATGGCTCGCGGCAATCTCAAAACGCAACTCACTGGTCACCTCGACTCATCATCATCAGGCACTAGCCTTGTTGGTGACGGAACTGATTTCAAGACGCAGCTTCAAAGAGGCAGCGCTGTCAAGATTTCAACAAGTGCGGGTAATGAAATCTTTACCGTTGAAAGCGTCACGAGTGATACCGTTGTTGTCCTTGACAGTGCAATAAGTGGCACGCCTGTCGACGGGTCAAACATCCTTGGAGACGGCACTTTGCTTGCGGCTGAAACAGGCGACCAAAAGCAATGTTTCGCAATCAAGCCAAACGGCGGCATTGCGGTGGGCTTTGCTCGCGACGGTGACAGCAATGAGTTTAACAACAACATTTTGCTGATTAACCCTGATGGGTTTACCGATGTTGGGACCTGCGCCAAGAACGTGATTATTGGATACGACCCAGGCCCAAGTGAGCTGCTTAAAGTCACTGACTCAGTGATCATGGGATACAAGGCTGGTGGCAAAGGCAACAACTACAATATTAACAACTCGGTAGTCATTGGCAATGAGACCGCCGATAGCTCATCAGGGGCACATGAGAGTTGTGTTGTCTTAGGAAAAGAAGCTGGCATCAATCACGCGACTGATGGCATCGCAATCGGGCGTGACTCGAACTTTACCGCTGGCTCTACCAACGAGATTGTTATTGGCGATGCGGCTACCGGCAACGGAGACAACACGGTAACTCTAGGCAACTCTAGCATCGGCGCCATTCACTGCCAGGTACAAACAATTAGCACCTTGTCTGATTCTCGAATCAAGCAAAACGTTGCTGATTCTGCTGTTGGCCTGGATTTCATTAACGCCCTTCGGCCAGTGTCGTATCAGAAACTTCACCCAGCCGATTACCCGGCAGAGCTGCTAGAACATCGATTTATTGGCGGCGCGTTTGATGAAGACGGAAACGAAATCCCCGCTGACGCAAAGCCAGGCGACTGGTCCCCGGTTAGCGAAATTGGATTGATTGCCCAAGAGGTTGCGACTGTTGCAGAGCAGTTCCCACTTGTCGATTGTCACAGCACAGCACCGAATGGCGTACAGAGCGTGAAGTATGGGGCGCTGATTCCAATTCTCGTGAAAGCCGTTCAGTCCTTAAGCTCTGAAATCGAAACATTAAAATCACAAATTGAGGCAAGCAATGGCAACTAAAGTACTACATACAGTTCAAGTCACAATTACAAAATCAATCGCAGAAGGCAGCGTGACCGCATCATGCCAAGCGATTGCAACGCTGCCGGAAATCAACGGCACGCGCTTCGGTGTTAATCTGCCGCTAGAGGGTGATGGTGTTACATCGCTGATTGATAGCGCCGTTGATGCGCTCAAGGTCAAGATGAGCGAAGGCGGCCACATGGTTGAAGAGGCCCAGCCGCCGGCGGAAGACGAGGGCTAGCGTGGACCCTGAATCAGCACTCGGCGGGGGCGTTGTTGCAGCTATCGTTGTAGGCATGCGCCTAGCCGAGCGATTCAGTGACAAGCGAAACCCGAAGCACAATGGGAATGGCCTGGCCTCTAAGCTAGCGGTCAACGAAGAAAAAATTGAAGCGCTGAGCGATAGGGTCAACGACGTAAGCGAAAAGACGCGGGAAGCGCTTAGTAATACCTATGAAATAATTCGCAGAATGGACATCAAGGACGCGGTGGAAAGAGACCGAAGGGAGCGAGATGATACAGGGTAAGACCAATGGCAAGTTTTCGTCGGAGTTTTTCATTTCTATTTTGGGAATGTGCGGTGGGATCCTTTGCGCCATATTCTCAGAAAGCCAATGGGCAATAATTGGCGGGCCCATTCTCTCAGCGCTCTGCGGCGCTAGCTATTCGCAAAGTAGGGCAACGGTGAAGCGTGCTCTTTTGGCCAAGCAGGCAGCCGCTGAGGTATCCTCGCTGGGAAAGCCCGAAAGCTCAGAGAGCAAGTAAGCCGTGCGCTCGGTGTGGCGGAATCTATCGCACCGGGCGCAGGATCGATTGATTTTGGTATTGGCATTGATGGCGATGGGGCCCGGGGCTTTATGTCTGGGGCTGCTCGCCTTAGCGAAAGCGCAAGCCTATTTGTTGATGCTAGCGTTGATACTAGCAAGCAGTGGGAGGCGCTAGGCGGCCTCAGAATAAGATTCTAATAGAAGGCGGCAATCATGCTTCCCCCGGTTCTAAAACAGATACGAGCTCTAGGATATCCGGTTTTTGATGGCCAATATGACCTGAACCTTTTTGGCATCCGAAAGCGCAACGGCGCCCCGAATGCCTTTGATGATTTGGTGGGGTGCGCGTATCGCCAGGGCGGGCAGTGGATGACTCACTACTGGAAGGCCACCACGGACCCGGGGCAATATTACTTGCTGAACCCGCTTCAGGTAAAAGGAACGGCAATATTATGCCCTGGTCATTATCGCGGCATCTGGGAGATTGACCAGCATCGAGGTCAGTATGAGGCGTTATGCCAGCGCGGCGGCGAGGTTACGGTGTGGCGGGACGCCAATAGGGATGGCGAGTTTGACACCAACGGCCCGACGGACACAGGGTTTTTCGGCATCAACCTGCACAAAGCCGGGCAGCACTCCACACGGGTGGACCGTTGGAGCGCAGGCTGTCAGGTGCTGGCAAATGAGTCTGACTTTGAAGAGGCTATGCGCCTTGCCCGGTTGCAGATTGCTACAACCGGATGCAAGACGTTTAGCTATACCCTACTCGAGGAGTGGTAATGGGCTTGTGGTTCATGTGCGGCGCCTATCTTTGCGTCATTGTCTGAAGCGCTCGAGGCTATGAAGAGCCCGGGCGGCTTATCAGTGCCCCTGGGGCATGGCGCGCCAGCGCGTCTAAGAGCTGATTGATTTGCTTGCTCTGCTCTTCAACTCGAGCCTTCAGCGCATCAACCTCTTGGTCTTTTTTCGAATGTCTGCCGATGCGCCGCCAGAGCGCCTCATGCTCAATCATCAAGCTCATTACTCGCTGGTCTTGAACGTACATGAAGCCGTCGCGGATTCGACCGAACATGCCCTCAACCGCCTTCGGCGTGCGGCCTTCGGTGCCTGGGAAGAATCTTTGATTGTGCAGCCTTGCAATGTTGGCCCAGCCCACGCGCGGGTAGTCGCCAGCCTCTGCCACAATCTCAATCAGTCCAATAATTTGCTCAATGTCCCAAGGGCGAATCACTCTCGGTCGCTTGTTTTGTTTTCCCATTTTTCTCTGCCTTTTGTTTGTAAGTTAGAAGATCCCAAAAACCCCTGCCCCGGGTGGTCGCCAGTGCTGCGCGTGTTTCTTCACAGTGCGGCACCGGGGCAGGGGATAGCGGCAGAATTACCGCGTGCTATACCAGCCAGGTAGGCGCTTCTCGCCCTTGGCTGCTCGTCGTTGCAGCGCGTCGCACTTTGAACATGCGCGAATCCACGAGCTATGATAAATCCATCGATGCAATCCCAGCCAACACATCATGTTGCGGGCCCCCCTATTTGGCGTCTCTTTTTGCCACCGAAGCCGAAGAGCATCCCGAAGACTCCAGGCTCTTCGGCGATGCGCTGTGACATTACCTTGTCAATCACTGAGCCAGTGCCCACGCGCTCTTCGAGGCTTTTCAGGTCTTTCACCGCATCCCGCAGTAGGTCGCTCAACTCGAGGTCTTGCTCATGGCCTTCGATTTGGTGCCTTCGGTAATACTCAGCGCTCCGGTCTGCACATTCGTTAGTGAGTAGGTTGATTGTTTTAACAATGGCTTGCAGTCTGCCGTGGTCATGCTCAAATAGTTTTTTGCGACTCATGATTCCCCCTCGGCCATTGCGGCCAGCTTGCTTCGGTCGTCTTCGGTATACGGGTTAGATTCTCGCGCATTCAGCAAAGCCTCAAGCTCTGCGACCCGCTCCAGTAGATGCTTTTTTTGCTCTTGCCACCGCTCGCGCTCTTCCTCGAGGGTCTCGCGCTCTTTCGGCAAAACATCCCGCGTGAGCTCTGCTATGCGGCGCTGCGCCTTCGCAAGCTGCGACTCAAGATGCGTGCTATGCAACACTCCCCGGTTATCCACCGTGCGCGGCGCGTCCGGATACGCTGGCAGCATCTTAGACACCTTGAAATCTCCCCAATCGTAAATTGCGACATGTGCAATTGTCGCAACCGTTAAAACCCCCAGGACTATTGGCCCAAATCTCGGCGGGCTATCATGGCCCCCATAACTTGCTCTGCTCATTTTCATTTTCCCTTTTTAAACGTCCATTTTCCAGGTGGACAAAAAAACCCCTATGCTGCCGCATACGCCAGTAACGGCGCAGGCGATAACCCCCTCTAGAAAGCTCATTGATATTTTCCCTTTAGTTTATTTCCCCTTGGCCTCGGCTCGCTTTTTCTTTAGCCAGCCCAGGTCATTCCAAGCTGCGCCATGCTCAACCAGAGCATCTTGCGCAGCCTCGATTCGTTCGCCATGCGTCTCGAGCCCTTCGACGGCTTCCGCAATGATGGTGCGGGCGGGCTCTTTCGTTTTGCCATCGTCCACGATGACTGCGCGGTTTCCGTAACGCGCTTTGACTTTCTCGATTGCTATTCTGATGGTTTCTTCCCTCATCGCCAGTCCTCATCTTCCCAGCGCGGCTCTTGTCGGCGCGCTAAGTCTTGGTCAATTCTGCGGGCAAGCTCACGCCGCGCAGAGGCATCAATACACATTGCAAAAAAACAAAGGATTCCGAGGCAAGCGAGCCCGGCTAGCGCATAAACCATTTTCATTCTCTCCCCTTTCCCCTCTGGCAATTCTATCAGAATGGTATACATAGGGGCTATCTCTCCCGCTTGCGGGAAGATCCCCCTGGCGCTGGGGTGGCTCGCACGGCCCCCCAGCACCGTCGGGGTTATCCGTTAGAATGGTACGTCGTCATCCAGCTCTTTGACGGGCTCCGGCGGTGTCCAGGTTGACGTGTCCGGCTCTTCGGTGCGAAAAGCATAAATCTCGTCTTTGTCCGGATAGCCATTTGACCCCTTGTTGGTGTCAATGAACACCACCACCGGCTTCTCAAGCAGGTGGTCTGTATCCTCGAGCATGTCAGGGATTCCAATCTGACGACAGAAAGCCGCCAAAAGCTTCTCTGCTTTCTCTTGGTTTTTCCTTGCTCGGTCTACCAGTTCAGGATCAGGCTCCCCTGTTCTCAAATTCTCGAGCGCGTGCGCGTCGGGCATCCATAGCATGAAGTGACGGGCAACCCATTTGCCCTTCCATGGGCCAGCAATTACCTGGAAAGCCACACGCAAGTAGTTGGTGGTGTCTTTTTGGTTGCGCTTAACCTCAGCCTCTTTCGCGACAACCGAGTAGTTCCCTTTGGGCATCGGCTCGCTGAAATCTACGCGCTCCACCTCATCGCCGTTGCGATCGATTGCGCTGATTGGAATATTGAGCATGGCCATTTTAGGCTTCTCCTTTTTTGGTGTTAATGTAGAGCTCACGAAGGTCTTTGAGATGAGCGGGCTCGATTTGCTCGACTCGCTCGAGACTCAAGTAGTCTAGAGCGCTCTGCTCGCTGATCTCCAGCGTCTCAAGATGAGCCAGGGCCCGCAGCACATCGTCGCTCACGGGAGGCTTGGCAGGCAGCGCAGCAGCCTTCGACTCAAGCACCTCGGCGGTGATGACGGTTGGCTCTGACTCTGGCTTGCGCGGCTTTGTCGATGTCTGCTCAGGATAATCTTGGGCTTCTTCGGTGGTGATGAAGCCTGCGAGCGCATCGGCGAAAACATCACGGAGAGCAAAGCCTCGAGCGCGCATCTGTAGCATTCGGTCAGGGTACGATGACCAGGGCCCCTTGTTGCCCCAGAGATCCGCCCGCTTGGCGTCATCAACCGAGAAGGTGCGCTCGGCTGGCTTGCAGCCTTTACGATGCACGATGCATCGGGCGATGGCTTTCTCTGTGCCGGGGTTGTCGATGGTCTCTTCGATGTCTTCGCATTCTGGATGCTTGCGACAAAGCGCCATCATGGAGTCTCCATAAATTGTCGGCTTGCCTTTGATGACCGCGATGGCGCTCAGGCTCTGCATCGGCTTGAGGCCAAGCTCGGCTCCATGCTGGATAGCGGCTAGGATTGCTCCAGGCTTGCCGCGATAGCTTGCCGGGATGATCTCATGCTGTGCCGATGCCAGCTCCCGGCAAAACATCATAGCGGCGTCCAGCTCTGATGGTGCGATGGTAAGAATGCTCATTTTGTCCTCTTGTTGTTTACGAGCTTGAAACAGCTCTTGTTTTCCCAATACTTCGAACGCTGACCCGAAACAGGGTCGCGGCGCTCCATCAAAACCCGCTCGGGGTTCGCAGCAATCAGCGATACCCAGCCGAAAACCAGATGCTCAATCTCGAGCGTCTGGCCAACTTTTCTCATCTTATAATCAAGCATCAACCCCTCCTAGGCGTGCAATAGTGCGCTGTGCAGCTTCTCGCTCGCGTCGTTCGTGCTCTAGTTGCTCGCGAAGCGCGGCAACCTTGCCGCCTTCTCCTTTTTGCGAAAAGATGCAAGCCACCTCTTCGCGGCTCCCAGGCATCCACCGCATGCAATCGATAATCTTCACAATCTCGCAGCGGGCGCGCTCAATGTTAAGATCCCACCCCTGCTCAATGCAGAATTCTCGGCAAAGATTGAAAAGGCTGAGATCACTTTGAGCCACGAGGCGAATAGAAGGCGCATCGTAGACGATCGTAAAAATCAGCTCACAATCCCCAGGGATATCACTTAGAGCGTCCGGCTCATCGAGATGTCCGGGGATTGCTAAAATCTGGCCGTTGTCATTGATTCGATAAACAAGCTCATCGGTCAGAAAGTGCGCAAGGCAGTTATCAATCGCGGCTTCTGCGGCCTTCGTAATTCTCAACATGCTGTTTTTTCCTTTCGTTCGTTCGTTCGTTCGTTCGCTTGCTCTAAGAAACAGCAACCGGGCGAGAGTTTGTAGTAGGCTCGAGCCCAAGCATCTGCGCTAGAGCATCGCATTGCTTGAAAGCGGGTAGGCGGCCCCGGTTCCAAAGGCGCGGGCTTAACCTTGCCAAGTAGAGGGTGTAGGCGAAATTACCGCGCCCCTTGATATCTTTGGGGTTCACCTCAAAAAAGGAGGCGGTGCCGTACTCCGCATGCGCGGCATGGCAGGGCTGCTGACCTTCAACAGCCTTACCAGCGCGATAATATTCGACGTGGAGAAGCTCCCACAAATCGCTCGCGGCCGCAGATAACAACATGTGAGCGTGCAGCATGTTGCGGTCTGGGTTTCGTGCAACGTTACCCCCCTTGCGCTTGCTCATTCCTTTTGCGGGGAAATACACCACAAACCGGCCATCCTTCATGCCAATTCCTACTTTAGCATTAATGCCTTGCGCCGTATAAAACCGGAAATCATTTCTGCTCTTTGCTGCCTTGCTCATCGCTCTGCCTTTCTTTCGTTCGTTCGTTCGTTCGTTGCGGCCCCTTGGCCACACCTTCATTCAACATCATCCAGGGCTTGCAGTCAACAATCGTACAACGTACAATCAACATCGATAGGTTTTTTTTGAGGTAAAAAGTACGAGGCATAGAATGAAGATTTGCAGCCTATTTAGCGGAATCGGCGGATTGGAGCTAGGGCTTGAGGCCGCCGGAGTGGGCGAGACGCTCTGGCAAGTCGAGCAGGATGCTTTCTGCCGTTCTGTGCTGGCAAGGCACTGGCCCGATGCGAGGAGGTTTGAGGATGTCAGAACAGTTAGAGCTGGGGATATTGCTGGCGCAGAGCTCATCTGCGGGGGGTTCCCCTGCCAGGATATCTCAAAGGCAGGTGCAGGTGCTGGGCTGGCGGGGAGCCGCTCCGGCCTTTGGTGGGAGTTTTTGCGGATCGTTCGCGAGAGTTTGCCCCGATTCGTGGTCATTGAGAACGTCCCAAACATTGTTATCAGGGGGCTTGGCACCATACTCGGCCAACTTGCCCAAAGCGGGTATGATGCGCAGTGGGACACTGTCAGCGCTCGAGCCGTCGGGGCTTGCCACCGGCGTGATAGAGTTTTCGTCATCGCATGGCTTCGGGGTTCTGCCGACGCCAACAGCATCGACTTACGGCAGCAGTCAAAACGGCACGCGGGCAGACGGCTCAACGTTCAACCAAGCGGGCAAGCCATCCCTTTGGACGATGGCCGTGCGCGGGGATTTAGGATCGACCCGTGGGAAACTGAGCGCGGAGTTTGTCCGGTGGATGATGGGGTTTCCAACAGGCTGGCTCGACAGCGAGCTTTAGGCAATGCAGTGGTTCCCCAAGTCGCGTATCGGGTGGGGTTGCGAATTCAACAACTAAAAGGAGAGATATGAGATGGCAAAATCAGAGGTTTATGGGCTGCGATGCAGCCAGAAATTATTCGACCAGTGTGATGAGCTGGTAGAGAAAGTGGCAGATGATGAGCGATTGAGCCCCCGGGGTATTGCCACGCGGGCCGACGTTATGCGACTTGCAATCGTGCGGGGGCTCCCGATTCTAAGACGGGAGCTGGCGAAATCCAAATAGTTCAACAATATCAACTGAATTGAAAAAACTAGAGATATGCCAGGGGGCAATGATGATGGCCAATTTTACAGCAGGGGACTGGGGTAAGCTTTTTGAGCTTTTCCCGGGCCGAGTGCTACGCGGGGAGCGTGGCACAAATAAAGTGATCACCAAAGGTTGGAACCGCTTCGATGCGGGTAACACTGTAAGCGAGGAGGAGATTGAAGAGATTGACGAGGAGAACCCGCAAATTAATTTAGGCATCCGCACGGGGCGGGGGCTTGTGGTTGTCGATATCGATGACCCAGCGAAAGAAGAGCTAATACGCTCGATTGTTGGGCGGTCGAATTTCGAGGTGAGTACGCCGAGGGGAAAGCACCTCTATTTCAGAACAGACCCAGCGGCGCGGCTGGCAAGCCGTATCAATCAAGGGATAGACCTTTTTCATTCACCCCAAGGCGACCCAGAGCGCGGATCTTACGTCGTAGCGCCGGGCAGCGTACGCACGGCAGACAAAGACGAGAAGCTCGTGAGCTATGGCGTCAAGCGGGCGGCGTATGACCTCGAGGTGTGTGATGGCGTCGATGAGTTTGACGATATTGCCTATCGCTCGCCCAAAGTGCTCGAGAAGCTTTATCAAGCGGTTCAGGGCAAGGTGAACCCGGCGCAGAAGGAATATCGAGATATCATCTTTGACGTATCATCTGTGCGGCTCCCTCATGATGGTTCGCCCGTTCACGAAGGCAGGCGCAACGATTCGGGGGCTTCACTTGTAGGTCAATGGATTCAGGAAGGGCTAGACCAAGCCCAATGTTACCACCGGCTAGCAGCATGGAATAGGCACAACACCCCAGAGCCGCTCGATGATTCCGAGATTCGACGGATTGTCTGGAGCATCTGGAAGACGCACAAGCAAAACAACCCAGAAGCCGAGCCGATTCAGGTTGCGGTTGACCCAGTGAAACTCAAGCAGCCCGCAAAGCAAAGCGGATTGCCAGAGCACCTTCACTCAGTGCCCGGGGTGCTCGGCTCGCTTGTTGAGTGGTACATGCAGACAGCCCCAGCGCCGCATATTGACATGGCGATTCAATCAGCGCTCGCGCTCGGCTCCGTGGTGCTCGGGCGGCGCTACATTACAACGGAGAGCAATTGCACAAGCCTCTATTTTTTGACGGTGGCTAAGAGCGGGACAGGCAAAGAGTACGGCAAGAAAGCGGTGGAGAAGGTGCTCGAGGCGGCTGGGCTCGGTGACCTAATTGGGGGCAGCGGCTACACATCACCCGGCGCTGTTTTTTCAGAGCTCAGGGACAGGCCAACACATATCTGCATCATCGATGAGTTTGGGAAATACCTCCAGGCTTGCCAAGCGAGCGGCAACTCTCAGCTGCAAGAGGCGGTCACGGTGCTTGTCGAGGCTTTCGGGCGGCTGGATGGCGTGTTGAGACCGCGCGCATATTCGACCATGGGTCTGACAGAAAAACAGCGCAGCGAGTCGGAGAGGCTCAAGGTGGTAAGCCCGGCAATCACGGTTTACGCGATGACCACGCCGCGCCAGTTCTACTCAGCTATCGGGGACGCTGACATCGAGGCGGGGATGTTGGGCCGCTTTCTCGTGATTGAGTCTGACGCAGAATGCCAAGCTAGGCGGCGGGGGCGGG